GGACGGCGAAGAGCTGGTGGCACAGGGCGGACGGCAGAGCATGGAGCGCCTGAAGATGGACCTCCTCGCCGACTGGGATCCGATCATCGGAGAGCAGTACGGGACGCCGGTTCCGACCTACAAGGTGCAGCTGGCAAGCTGAGAGACGGGGGCCTACGGGCCCCTTCTCTGTGCCCCAGAATTGACACGTTTCAAAAACGTACCCTGAACCCATGAGCAAGTCAGGAGGATGGACGGGCCGGCCGCGCGCCAGGACGCGTGGGCAGTGCTTCGAGCGCTGGGGTACCAATTGCTGGGTCTGCGGTCACCCTGGTGCCTACGAGGTAGATCACCTGGGGGAACGCCGGCATGGTGGAGCGAGCTATGACGTGGAGAACGTCAGGCCCGTGCATGGCAGCTCAGCACCATGCCCTGTATGCGTGGGTAGCAGGACTGGCCGGCCTAGGTGTTGCAACCAGGAGCGCAACCGTAAGCCTGTGCAGCAGGGCATCAGCGTAGATCTAGGTAGCGTGTAGCCATGGACGCTGTAGGTCTTCCCGCAACCATTGAGCACGGTCAGTGCACCTATACGCCTGAGCCAATGGGTACGCCATGCGGTGTCGATGCTGTGACGCATGTGCTGTCGTTCAGTGCAGCGTGGGGATTGGTAGCACTGTCGGCGTGTGGTGCGCACGTACCCCACGCTCGTGCGTCATCTCCGGTAGTGGGTGAGCACAGCTACTCGCACACGTGTAGTGATCACTGTTGGTTCGATGCTGATACGTGAAGCTTCAAGCAATCACCATGCGTGACATGTAGCCATGCGTCATCACTTCAACCTTTAACCATCCTAGTTAGATGACAGACAGTAGTAATTGATCTTCAAGTAACTATGAGTGACCATGAGCGTGTCCTATTATGTCCCAATTGGAAACGGACAAGCCGGGCAATTTTTTCAAAACGGACATGTGGAATACCCGCAGTCCCGAGGCCGTTTTTTCACTCACTGTGCGTAATATCCAAGATCAATAGGCCCCTGACCAGGCATTACTCCGGAGCGTGACCGGTAGGATGGTTGAGCCTTCAAGCTTCACCGCGCGTCACTGCTAGTAACCACGTTACGGAGTGCAACCTATGCAGTTGACGGGTGAGCTGGTAGACTTCGACGCAGTCGAAGCGAGAGGGATCTAGACTCCCTCCCATGACTGTTCAGCGCGCATTGGAGAAGGCTCTCCAGGAGTTTCCGGCGCCGTTGCGCACCTCCCCGCTGGCCGAGGCCGCCCGCATCTGTGCGTGTGCCATCGACGAGGACCCCGGCGCGCGGGACCTGGCCTCCCTGTTGAAGGAGTTCCGCGCCATCCTCACGGAGCTGCGCGACCTGTCCCGTGAGACGCCGGCCGATGGCGATCCGATCAAGCAGTCTCAGGAGCGCGGGCCGGCTCCTATCCCGCTCCGCCGGACCAGTTGACGGCTGAACTGGTGACCGGTTAGACTGCGGGTATGACGAGCAAACCTCACGTAAAGATCAAAGCGATGATCGTGGCGCTCCTGGTTGCCGGCCTGGCTCTGACTGGTTGTGCGAGCAAGCGGCAGATCGACCCCGCCGAGACGAACTCCTTCAAGATCGAGGGAACGTCCTGGTACGGCTTCTGCCAGGGCCGGAACGCATTCATCTGGGTACCGAGCCGCAACGACAGCGACCCCGACGAGCTGGAAGCCGTGATCTACGACGACTATCGCTGTGTCGGACAGGCTCGCCCCTCAGGTTCGGCGCGGCCGGACACTGATCCGGACGGCGTGCTGGACGAAGACTGATCCCCGAACGAACACCCGGACAAAGCCCCGCCACCACGGCGGGGCTTTACTCTTGCACCATGACCATCCAGGGCACGCGCAGAGAGGCACCTCCCCGCTTCCGCTCCGTCCCCATCGGCGCCACCTCCACGTGGGGCAATGAGGCAATCGCCTTCGCCAGCGGCATCGATATCGCGCTGGATCTCGGCCAGAAGGACATCCTCTACGACGGTATGTCCCTACGTACCAACGGCTTGTGGCTCTCGCAGTCCGTGGTGGACGTGGAGCCCCGTCAGAACGGGAAGACGCTCACCTTCGAGGTGCGTGCCCTGGCCGGCCTGTACGTGCTGAAAGAGCCGCTCATCATCTGGACGGCGCACGAATTCAAGACGGCGCGGCAGTCCTTCGAGACCATGCAATCCCACGTCACCAACTGGGATCATCTGCGGCGCCAGGTGAAGAGCATCCGCAACTCCGGCGCGGTCACGGAGATCGAACTCAGCAACCCCCGACGCAAGCTGGTCTTCCTGGCGCGCTCCGGCGGATCCGGCCGTGGGTTCGCGAAGGCCACGCCCCTGTTGATGGATGAGGCGTACGCGCTCACCCCGGAGCACCAGGCCGCCATCACCTTCGCCAAGAGCGCAGCACCCAACCCCCAGGTCTGGTATGGCTCGTCGGCCCCGCTGAAGGACAGTGAGGTGCTACGGGAGATCGTGCTGGCCGGCCGCAAGGGCGTGGGACGCAGCGTGTACTACGAGTGGAGCTCCCCTGGCCGCGTGCCAGATCTGGAAAAGCTGGTGCTCGCGGTGAAGGCTGGCCTGGATGACTCCCCCCGCTACTCCGAATTGCTGGCACTGGTGGCCGCGGCTAACCGTGCGTACGGCCGGCGTATCTCGGAGGAAACCATTCTCGATGAGATCTCCAAGATCCCAGCGCCGCAGTTCGTACGGGAGCGCCTGGGCGCCTTCAGTGAACTGGAGGAGGGCGGGAAGATCGAGCCTCAGCGCTGGGAGGACATCCAGGACGGCGAGAGCCGGCGCGAGGGTGACATCTCGGTGGCGGTGGACATCTCGATCGAGCGGGACTGGGCTGCGGTCGGCCTGTACGGCCTGCGCGCCGATGGCAAGGAGCACGCTCAGGTCATCCGCTTCGCCGCGGGTACCGACTGGATCGTCCCCTTCCTGCTCGAAATACGCGACACGCTCTCCCCCGTGGCGGTGGGTATGGCCGCGGGGACGTACGCCGCGCTCAAGCAGTCCCTGAAGCTGGCCGGCTTCCTCCGCCCCGAGGAGCGCCCCATCGATACGGCCATGCGTCAGATCGAGGGCAAGAGCGTGCACCCTCCGGAGCGCGGTGATCTGATCATTCTCAACGGCACGGACATGGCCGCAGCGTGCGGCGGATTCCTGGAGTCGGTCCGGGCAGGTACCATGCGCGTAGTTCCTGCCGATCAACTCACCGCGGCCGCCAGGGTCGGCCAGGTGAAGCTTCGCGGGGATGCTATGGCATGGGTCCGCAACGATCCGGACGTGGACATCACCACGCTGGTTTCGATCACGGAAGCGAAGTGGGCACATGAGGCGCGCGTCAACGAGGTCGAGGACTATGACCCAGCCGAAGACATTTGGTAGCCGGCTCCCTGAGCTGGCCGGCGCCAGCGTGCGTACCGTGGGCCGCACCCTGCCCGGCATCGCCGGGCCTTTGGCGGTGTGCGTGGGCCTCTGGATGTTGTTGCCCGCTCTCGGCGTGATCGCACTGGGCATCCTGTTCATCCTCATTGATCGGCGGGTGCCGTGATCAGCTATCCCCAGGAGCAGGCGCCGAAAGTTGAGCGCCCACCGCGCCGTACTACTGCTCCCGCGGTCCCGCCCGTGAGCAGTGGCAAGGGGGCCAAGTGAGCCTCTGGCGCACCTCCCCGCCCGCGGCCAGTCAGCGTGCCGACCCCCTCACTCTGGACGGCCTGGCCCGGTTGATCACTGGCAGCACCAGCGGCGCCAACGTGAACGGCTCCACCATCGAGAATGCCAGTCAGTCGGTTGCTGTCTCCGCCGCGGTGGACCTCATCACTGGCGTGGTCAGCGAGCTGCCTATGGACATCTTCACTGGTCAGGGCGCCGCGCGTACCGAGGTGAAGACGAAGCCTGCTCAGCTTCAGGATCCCGCGGGTGACGGGTACGGCCTGGAGGACTGGGTAGCCAAGGCTCTCTACTCGTATCTGTACCGCGGCAACATCTACGGTCACGTACTGTCCCGCAGCCGGGACAGCGTCGGCCAGGGGTACGTCACCCAGATGGACCTCTGGCATCCCGACCATGTCGATGGCCGGGTGGCCGATGGCCGCATCGTCTGGACGGCGGACGGACAAGAGGTGCCGACCGGTCAGATGTATCACCGTCGGGTCAACCCCATCCCCGGAGTGGTGAAGGGGCAGAGCGTCATTGAGCGCAACGCCACACAGGTGGGTATCTCCCTGGCCGCCACTCGCTTCGGCAAGGGTTGGTTCGACAGTGACGCCAACCCCACGGGCATCCTGCGCAACACCCTGGGCAGCATCGACCAGGAGAAGAGCCGCGGCATCAAGGACCGCTTCATGGCGGCCATGCGCGGGAGCCGGGAGCCCATCGTCATGGGCCGCGGCTGGGAGTGGCAGACCATCTCCGTCACCCCGGAGGAGAGCCAGTTCCTCCAGACCATGGGGTGGAGTGAGGCACAGTGCGCGCGGCTGTTCGGTCCCGGCATCGCGGAGATCCTCGGGTACGAGACCGGCGGGGGCATGACGTACGCCAACGTCCAGGACCGGGACATCACGTTGTTGAAGTACAGCATCGGCAAGTGGGTGCGCCGTATCGAGCGTGTGTTGTCCGACATGTTGCCCAAACCGCAGTACGTGATCTTCAACCGGGATGCGCTGCTGGAAACCAACACGCTGGCGCGCTACCAGGCGCACGGCCTGACGCTGGCCGGCGCGGCGTGGAAGGTGCCGGACGAAGTGCGCGACCTGGAGAACCTGAAGCCTCTGCCGGAGGAAGAGCCGGCACCCGAACCTGAACCGGCTCCCGACGCTGAGGATCCGGCGGACCTACCTGAGGAGGAGGAGCAGTGAAGCGCTCCCTGCGTGGCCTGTACGTGATCCGCGGCGGAGCGGTCAGCCCCTCCGTCACCCGAGCCAAGAAGGAGGAGAAGGAAACCGACGCGGCGCCAGCCGAAGGGCTGGGCATGCTGGAGGTCAACTTCTCCAAGTTCAACACCTGGTACCGCATCGACAGCTTCTGGGAGGGGACCTTCCTGGAGCGCACGGCGCCGGGCTCCTTCAAGAAGACGATCTCCGAGCGTGGCTCCCAGGTGAAGATCCTGTTCAACCACGGCATGGACATGCTCACCGGTGACCGCGCGCTGGCTATGCCGGAGGTGATCGAGGAGCGCAAGGAGGGCCCGTACCTGGAGGGTGAGCTCTTCGATACCTCGTACAACCGGGACCTCCTGCCGGGGCTGCGGGCCGGCGCGTACGGCTCCTCGTTCATGTTCGAGGTGCTCCACGACGAGTGGAACGACGAGCCGGAGAAGACCTCCGACAACCCGGACGGCATCCCCGAGCGCACCATTCACGAAGTGCGCCTGTTCGAAGCGGGACCGGTCACCTGGCCGGCCAATCCGGACGCCACCGCGGGGGTGCGTTCCGGTACCGACTGGTACGGGGAGCAGATGCGCTCCCGCGATGCCGACCAGTACACCGATCTTGTACGATCTTTCTCAGCCTTCCGCGCGCTGAACGGTCTACACGTCCCCTCGGGTACGCCGCAGCCGCAGCCGGAGGAGGTACCGGAGACGCCGGCGCCGCAGGGTCGCCACGCCACGGGAATCGATCAGGCCGCGCGCCAGCGCTACGCCTCTCTTCTCTCGATGGAGTGACATGAACCTCGCAGCATTGCGGGCCGCATACACCGCGGACCCCACCCTCGCCAACCTGCGCGCCCTGCGTGACGGCCTGAAGGCGGAGCTCACCCGCCTGGCCGACAAGCCGGACGCCGACTTCACCGCGGAGGACACCGACGCCTTCGAGGCGCTGCGTTCCGAGCGCGAGGGCACCGACGCCGACTTCGAGCGCTTGGAGCGTGCCGAGCGCGTGGCGGAGTCGCGCAGCAAGTACAAGAGCGTCCAGGTGGGCGCCAGCCCTAACAAGAACGACGACCGTGACGTGCGCTCGCTGCACGGCCAGGATCTGCGCTCGCGGGCCATGACCGTGGTGGACCACGAAGACACCGAACGCATCTACGAGGGTGTGGACTCGATCGGCATCGGCTTCGAGTTCGACGGCTCTCGTGCGCAGAAGCACGTGGAGAAGTTGCTCCGCTCGGGCAGCAAGTACTTCAACGCGGAGGCCTTCGCCCGGTACCTGGTGGCCTCGGAGTCGAAGGACTACCGCTCCGCGTTCGGGAAGATCATCAGCCGGGGTAGCGCCAACGCCATGCTCACGCCGGAGGAATCCCGCGCGGTGGAGCTGGTGCAGGAGCTGCGCGTGGCCATGAACATCACCACCGACGCGCAGGGCGGCTTCGGCGTTCCGGTCCTGATCGACCCGTCGATCATCCTGACCGGCCAGGGGCACCCCAACGACTTCTTCGCCCTGGCCGATGTCAAGAACATCACCACGGACGAGTGGAAGGGCGTCACCTCCGCCGGCGCCACCTCGTACTGGACGACGGAGGGCACCACCTTCACGGACGGCTCCCCGACGCTGGCGCAGCCCACCGTCACCACGAAGAAGATCACCACCACGGTGAAGTACTCCTTCGAGGTGCAGGGTGACTACCCGAACTTCGCCGGCGAGATCGCCACGGTGATGGCGGCCAGCCACAACGAGAAGATCGTGGAGGGCCTCACCCAGGGCTCCGGCGTGGCCGCGCAGCCCACGGGCATCGTCACCGCGCTGGAGGCGAACGCCTCGGTCAGCAAGGTCATGGTGACCACGGACGGCTCTCTCGGCGCGGTGGACATCTACGCCCTGCGGGACGCCCTGCCGATCCGGTACCGCGGCAACGCCAACTGGATGAGCAACACGGCCACCAACACGGCCGTCCGGCAGTTCGGTGCGGGTTCCAGCCCGGACGCCAACTTCACCGTGGACATGACGGCGGAGGGCGCCTACCAGGTGCTGGGCCGGCGCTGGTACCTGAACGACTACATGGACGCGCCTGTCGGCAGTGGCGGCAGCACCTCGGCATCCGACATCACCCCGGTGATCTTCGGTGACTGGCGGAACTTCGTCATCGCCAACCGGGTTGGCGCCACGGTGGAGACCGTCCCGCACGTTCTCGACACCACCACGGGCATGCCGACCGGCCAGCGCATGACGTTCATGTGGGCGCGCATCGGCAGCAACGTGGTCAACCCGAACGGCTTCCGCTACCTGCACCAGAGCGCGTAGCCGTACGCTACCGGCGGAGGGGCCCTGCCCTGGAGACTCCTCCGCCGGTACCCCATCCAGGGCATCCAGGGAAGAAGGAGATGAGCATGGCTCAGCAGAAGGTAGCGGTGTGCACCGTCGATCTGTTCACCAGCCGGGAGGATGGAACGCCGCTGTCCCTGCGCATCGGTGACGTGTGGGCGGCCGATGACGCGTTTGTGGCGGAGCACCCGGAGTACTTCGGCGAGATCCCCGAGGGGAAGATCCGGCGGTCCGGTCCGGCCGTTGCCGCGCCTCAGGTGGAGCGCGCTACTCGTGCGCCGGGCGAGCGCCGTACCGGCCGGCAGCGGAACGGCTGATCGGCCATGACGGACTTCCAGGGCAGCGACACGTCCGTTCTCGTGGTGACGCTCATGCCGCCGGACGGCGAGTGCGCGCAGAGCTACACCGAGAGTCTGCTGAAGCTGCACGGCCACCCGGCCACGGCTAAGGCGCTCATGGCCGGCGGTGGGCCCATGTTCATCCCCACCACTCCGCTGCGTATCTCCGAGATGCGTAACGGCGCGGCGCGCTTCCTGCTGGAGGAGAGCGAAGCCGAGTGGTTGCTGTTCATCGACTCCGACATGGGCTTCGACTCTGACGCGCTGGAGCACCTACTTCGCGCCGCGCATCCGGTGGAGCGTCCCATCGTGGGTGCCCTGTGCTTCGGTTTGCGCAAGGAGGAGTCGGACGGCCAGGGCGGCTGGAGGGGCGTAGCCTTCCCCACCATTTTCGACTGGAAGCAATTGCCCGATCAGCCGCGCCCCGGCTTCGTGCAGCGCTACGACTTCCCGCCCAACACGGTGCTTCAGTGCGCGGCCACGGGCGCCGCCTTCCTGCTCATCCACCGCACCGTATTCGAGCGGGTGGCGGAGGTGGCCGGCCCCACCTGGTTTGACCGGGCCAGGACGCACGAGGATGACGATCTCATGGGGGAGGACATCTCCTTCTGCGCTCGGGTGGGGCACCTCGGCATCCCCGTTTTCGTGCACACCGGCGTCGGCACCAACCACCTGAAGCCGGTATGGATCAACGAGGAGTACTACCGGGGGCAGCGCGCCCTACACTCCTTGGCCGAAGAGGTGAGCGGCGATGAGTGAGCTCATCATCCTGGTCCCCACCCGCGGCCGTCCGCAGAACGTGGCGCCGATCGTCATGGCGTGGGCGGAGACGGGCGCGTTCGCGGACGGCGCGGAGCTGATATTCGTCATCGACTCCGATGACATTCACTGTGCGAAGTACCAGTCGGAGATCAACGAGGCTGGCCCTGGTGTCTCCTTCCTGATCGAGAGCGAGTGGCGTCCGCTGGTGCCGAAGCTCAACCGGGTGGCCTCTCCGCTCGCCACGCTGGGAGACTCTCCCCTCGGGTTCATGGGGGATGACCATCTCCCCCGCACGGAGGGCTGGGCTCGGAGAGTGCTCAAGGAGGTGGAGACAGGAGAGCCCGTCATCCTCTCCGGCCCGGATGGTCTCCGTACGGACAATCTCCCCACCTGGTGGGTGATGAGCGCGAACGTGGTGCGCGCCCTGGGGGGCATGGTGCCGGCGCCCGTGGAGCACCTCTACTGCGACAACTCTGTGCGCGACGTAGCCATGGGAGCGTCCTGCTACCACTGGATGCCCGATCTGCTGGTGGAGCACGTGCACCCCGCGGGCGGGAAGGTGCCCATGGATGACGGGTACCGCCGGGTGAACTCCGGCCAGCAGTACAAGGCGGACCGCACCCGGTACGCCGCATGGGCGTGGAAGCGCATGCGGGCGGACGTGGAGAAGGTCAACGCACTCCGGGAGAGTCATGGCTAACGAATACGGCACGCTGGCGGAGCTCAAGGAGATGCGCAATATCTCCGACTCGGTCACCAGTCAGGACGGGGCACTCTCCCGGGCCCTGACGCGCGCCTCCCGAGCAATCGACCGGCGGTGTGGCCGGCGCTTCTATCGGGACCTCGCGCTCTCCGCACGCGCCGTCTCCCCGCGGGGGAGAACGATTCTCCGCGGGACGGAAGAGCTTCTCCTCACCGATGACATCGCCACCTCCACTGGCCTCTCCCTCTCCATCGGGGGAGTAGCCACGGAGACGTTCTCCGTCTCCCCAGCCTCCGAGGGGCAACCGATTACCGGCATTCTCCGGAGTAGTTGGTACGGGGGAGACATCTCCATCACCGCAGACTGGGGCTGGCCGCAGGTGCCGGAGAGCATCGTAGAGGCATCTCTTCTGCTAGCCAACCGGCGATACATGCGCAAGAACTCCCCGGAGGGGGTCTCCGGCTGGAGTCAGGAGGGCGCTGTGCAGGTGAGTCGGTTCGATCCGGACATCGAAGACCTGGTGACGCCGTACGTGATCGAAGGGTTCGGGGCGTGAACTGGACGCGTGAAGACTTCTTGGCGGATCGCGAGCGTTATCAGCGAGAAATCGTCGCGCTGAAGGCTCAGGGGTTCGAGGAAGACCACCCGTTGATTCAGCGGCAGCGGCGCCGGATCGAGACGGTTGACCGCGCGCTCTCTGATCCCGCGTACGGATTGGCGGAGGAATGAACCTGGCCGCGGTAGCGAGGGAGATGCAAGGCCGCCTGGAGGATCTGGACGGCATTGTTGCCACCTACCTGGGGCAGTACACGGGTAGCGTCACCCCTCCCTGCGTGGTCATCCCTCTGCCTGACGTCAACTTCAATCAGACGTACGCGCGCGGCCTCACTCGGGTGCCGGAGTGGGAGATCGCTGTCCTCACCGGTAAGCCGGATGACCAGACCGGGTTCGATCGAGCCGGCGTGTATGCGGACGGCACCGGGGATTCCTCGGTGATCGCCGCGCTTCAGTCCGGCACATATACTGCCTGCGACACCGTGACCGTGGTCAGAGTGATCTTCGACCTCATCACGTGGCAAGGGCAAGACTTCCAGGGCGCTCTGTTCACCGTCGATGTAGCGGGAAGGTAGGAGCCCCTCATGGCTTTCGTTCACGGTCGGGGAGTCTATGTCTCCCTCGATGGCGATGATCTGTCGGAGTTCTGTAACGCCTCCGGGCCGGAGCTGACGGCCGACAGTCACGATGTCACCACGTACGGGAAGAACTCTCACGTCTTCCAGGGCGGATTGCTCAACGGCACTGCCACCATCGGTGGCTTCTACGACAGCGGTACGGACGGCCCTCGCGCCATCATCGAGCCACTCCGGGGCACGGTGGTGGTGTACGTGGACCGGCCGGAGGGCACTGGCGCCGGCAAGCCCCAGCGCACCGTAGATGCCCTGGTGATGAAGTATTCGGAGAGCCGCCCGGTGGCCGAGATGGTCACCTGGAGCTGTGATCTTCAGTTCTCCGACGATGTCGCCATCATCACGCAAACCTGACCCAGCAGAAATCCAGGGTGATCACCATGAACGAAGAAGTGCAGTACGCCAGCGTCGAAGACGTCACCCGCAAGCGCGCGGGTGACGAAGAGGACTACGAGTTGCCCGGTGTCGGGATGATCCGGATTCGCGGGCTCTCCCGTGCGGAGTTCATCGAGGCTAACAAGCGCTTCGAGGGGAACCCGGGTGCTCAGGAGCGGTTCATCCTCTCCCGCTGCGTGCTCATCCCGCGCATCACCGAGGCAATCGCCGGCCAGTGGCAGGAGGCCTCGGGCATCAATGAGATCAACGCCCTGGCCATGCATCTGAATGAGATGTCCGGCCTCAAGAAGGGCGCCGACAAAAGCGGCATGGATTGAGTTCGAGACCGATCCGGGCATGGAGTTTGACTTCTACCTAGCTGAGAAGCTGGGGAAGATGGTCGAGGAGATCCGCTCCATGCCGAACGCGGACTACGTGCGGTGGGGCGTGTACGTAGGGCGCAAGGCGCAACGGCAGGAATTGGCGGCCAAGAAGGCGGGGTGAACGATGGCGAAGAGCTATGAGATCCAGATTGACGGCCTGAAGGAACTCCAGAAGAGCCTGAAGGCGGTCGATAAGGAGGCCCCGAAGCAGCTTCGTATCGCCCTCAACGAGGTGGCCGGCCTGGTCGTCACGAAGGGCTCTGCCCTGGTCCCCCGCCGCACCGGTGCCGCCGCGCGCTCCTGGAAGGCCAAGAGCACCCGCACGGAGGCACGCGTTTCCTATGGCGGCCGCAATGCGCCTTACATGAGCTGGCTCGACTGGGGTGGACGCACGGGCAAGAAGAAGAGCGTGGTGCGCCCGTACCTCAAGGAGGGCCGGTACCTCTATCCCACCGTCAAGAAGTACCGTCCTCAGATCCAGAACATCGCCGATGAGGCCCTGGGCGAGGTGGCGCGTGACGCCGGACTGGACGTGGACTGATGGCCAACACCTCCACTATCGTCTTCGCCGGGGACGCCGGCGGTGTACAGAAGGCTGCGAAGCAGGCTGACTCGGCACTCGAATCGGTCGGTCAGGGTGCGAATCAGGCCGCATCGGATCTCGAATCGGCCGGCCAGGCGAGCACCGACGCTTCCTCGAAGCTGGGCAATATCGGCAGCGCCGTCACGGGTATGACGGATGCCGTGGACTCCGCGTCGGCCGCTTTTCAGGGGCTGGTGGACATCCAGAACTACAGCTACGAGCGGGCGGCCAAGCTGGCCCGAGCTCAGGCTGATGTGGAACAGGCGATGTTGGACGGCCGCCAGGCTGCGATCGATCTCGAACAGGCCACGGTCGATCTGAATCAGGCTCAGGCTGACGGCCGCCAGGCGGGCATCGACCTCCAGCAGAGCCAGATCGATATCACCCAGGCGCAGCTTGATGCAGCTACGGCGCTGAAGGACTACAACACCGCGGTGAAGGAGCATGGCGCCAATTCGGCCGAAGCTCGCCAGGCTGCGATCGACCTGAAGCAAGCGCAGCTTGATGAAAAGCAGGCGGTTGAGGACGGCAATCAGGCGCGCATCGACGCAAATCAATCTCTCGTGGACGGCAAGCAATATGCCCTGGATGGCGCGCAGGCGCTCCGGGACGGCAAGGATGCGCAACTCAACCTGAACGATGCCATGCGTGAGGCGAACCCCTCCGGCCTCCAGCAGTGGAACGACAAGCTTCAGCTCCTCTCGCCCATCCTCTCTGGGGTGGTTGGCGTGCTCGGGCTGGTCACGGCCGCCCAGTGGGCATGGAACAGCGCCGTGCTCGCCAACCCTCTGACTTGGATCATCGTGGCGATCGTGGCAGTGATCGCCGTGATCGTGCTGATCGCCGTCAAGACCGATTGGTTCCAGCGCCTTTGGAGGGCTGCGTGGGGTGGAATCAAGGCGGCCGCCTCCGCCGTGGCCAATTGGTTCTCCAACACCTTGCCCGAGTCCTTCTCTCGCGCCTGGAATCAGATCAAGAGCGTGTGGAGCAAGGTCACCGGGTTCTTCCGGGGGATCAGGAACGGCGTGATGGGCGTCTTCAGCGGTCTCGGGGACGGCATCAAAAACGCCTTCCGGTCCGCCTTCAACTTCATCTCCCGGGCCTGGAACAACACCGTTGGATCCCTGTCCTTCACCATCCCCGGCTGGGTGCCCGGCATCGGTGGGAACTCCTTCAATGTCCCGGATCTGCCCACCTTCCACGCCGGCGGCAAGGTGCCTGGTGTACCCGGCCAGGAGGTACTGACGGTGCTTCAGGCCGGCGAGACGGTCACTAGCATGGCTGGCTCCGTCCGCGGTAGCGGGGAAATGGTCACGGTGGTGGTGGAGCTGGATGGCAATGCCCTACTGACCGCGGTGGCCAAGAAGATGGACGAGCGAGGCGGCAACCCGCGCACGCTCGGGATCAGGATGGCCTGATGGATCACACCGTGCTGGTTGAGGCCTACTACGACGGCACCTTCCACGACGTGACCTCCGAGGTCAAAGAGGGCACGATCGCCGTCTCCCAGGGACTGACGGAGCTGCGCGACCTCCGGCCCAACTCGCTCTCCTTCGTCTTCGAGGACCCCTCAGCGAAGTGGAACCCGCTCAATCCGATGTCCCCGCTGTACGGCAAGGTGGGCCGGGCCATGCCGGTACGCCTCACCGTTGACGGCACCGTGAAGGGCAACTACGAGGCAGTCAAGTACGAGCCTGACCAGACCGTCGAATTCCAGGAGAGCCCCCCTCGCGGCCGCCGCTGGGTGACCTTCCGGGCGGAGGGGATGCTCCGCCGGATCGGCCGATGGACCACTCCGCTGCGTTCGCCCATGTTCCGGCAGATCAGTAGCTACTCGACCCTGGTCGGGCACTGGTCGATGGAGGACGGCCCCGAGGCGATCACGGCATCCAACTCCCTGGCCGGGTACCCCGCAGCCCTGACGGACGGCGTGGAGTACGGCCAGAGTGACACGCCGGCTGGCGCTTCGAGCACCATGAAATGGGACACCAACGGGGTGGACACTCGCCTCTACGGCAAGTTCAAGACGGCGCCGGGCGTGGAGGAGTGGCAGTTCGTCTTCTCCTACCGACTCACCGAGACGATCCCCGGTACCGCCTCTCAGTTGATGGCGTGGAACACCTCCAACGGGTACCGCTGGTACCTGAACGTATCCAGTGGCTCATACACGATCACCACGCAGGACAACACCGGATCGACGCTGGGCACGATAACGGTCGGCTGGGGCCTGGATCCGAGCACGTGGACCACGATGGTTATCGCTGCCACGGTCTCCGCGGGCACGGTCACCATGACGGCTACCTGGTATCCGCAGGGCGCCGGCGTCTTCTACACCACCAACTACGCCTTCTCCGGCACTACCGGATACCTGACCACGTGGCGATCGAACGGGAACCTGGCCACCCTGAACGGCTACCTCTCGCATGTCTTCGGTACCTCCACCACCGCGGACACCGCGCTCTCCTTCGCCGGCTACCGGGCCTTTGATGGCTACGTGGGTGAGACGGCTGGGGCCCGGTTCGATCGGCTGTGTGACGAAGAGGGGGTCACCCGGGCCAAGCTGGGCAGCAACTCCGACACCATCGGCATGGGCCGGCAGCGTGCGGACACCTTCCTGAACCTCCTCAAGGAGGTGGCGGTGACGGACGAAGCGATGATCTTCGACCGCAAGAGCGGCCTGGGTCTGACCATGCGCACCCGGCGCAACCTGTATACGCAGACGCCGGCGCTGGAGCTCACCTACCCCGATGACCTGGCTCCTCCGCTTCAAGAGGTGATCGATGACCAGGACATCGCTAACGTGGTCACTGTCAAGAACTCCGAAGGCGGGGAGGCCACCGTTGCCGATGACAGCTCCTCCATGGGAACGCAGGCTCCGCCCGATGGGGTCGGGGAGTACAAGCTCTCCCTGGAGGTCTCCGTTGGCAACGAAGATGACCTTGAGCTGATCGCCGGCTGGAACCTCGCTCGGGGCACCCTGGCCGGAGCTCGCTACCCCGAAGTGACGATTGACTTCGACGCTGTCCCCTCGCTCACCTCGGACGTGGATGGGCTGGTGCTGGGGGACATCCTGACGATCGCCGGGCGGAATCCGGACGTGATCTCCCTGTTGGTGCTGGGCATCAGCGAGACGATCGGCCAGAAGAGGCGCATCGTCTCCTTCACCTGCGTACCGGCCGATGTGCTCCAGGCGCTGGGGAAGTACGACACGGCCCGCTACGACTCCTCCTCCACCACCCTGGCCGAAGATCTGACCACCTCGGAGACAGGCGTGGACATCACTACGGCGCTCGATGAGGCCTGGGACACGACCACCACTCCGTACGACGTGGCGGTCGGGGGGGAGGTCATGCGCTGTACGTCAGTGACCAGCCCCGCGGGAAGTGGTCCCTACACTCAGACCATGACTGTGACCAGGTCAGTTAACGGCGTGATCAAGACACATAGCACGGGCGCTCAGCTCCGCCTGGCCGCTCCTTCCCGGTACGCACTCTAAGGAGGGGTGATGGTCAGCGCGGGCGGGTACATCTACGCATCGGACATCAACTACATCATCGGGCGGTCGTACGACAAGCCGATCTGCCGGCTCATTCAGCAGAGCACGCAGGCATTCGCCGACAACGCGGCCACGGTCATCACCTTCGGCTCGGGATCGGAGGACGTGGACAGCCACAACATGCACAACGTCTCCTCCAACACGGGCCGCATCACCCCCACGGTGGCCGGCTGGTACCGATGCTCGGGCAAGTTCTTCGCTCCCGCGGCGGCCGACTACGCCTCCCTGGAGATCTTCCTGCGGAAGAACGGCGCCACCAACTGGCCGGGCGTGTCCCGCGAGGGCCCGAACGCCACCAGTAGCTCCCGTTCGATCTACGTGGATCACCTGGTTAACTTCAACGGCACCACCGACTACGTAGAACTGGTGGGCACGCAGGACAACACGGCCAGCGCCAGCCGAAACACGCCGTCCAACGGCGGATCGTTCTCCTGTACTTTCGAGGTCGTCTATGAAGCGGATCTAGTCTGATGCCTACTCCTTATTTGGTGCCCTCCCTGGCCGCTCTGCGCGCCGAGTTCAACAGCCTGGCCCCGAATCGGGACCGTTCGTCTGACGGTTGGATCGGAGATGCGGCGCACTCCTCGCGCGCCTCCGATCACAATCCCGACAGCAAGGGCGCCGTCCACGCCATCGACGTGGACAACACGGGCCCGTGGCCGGACGGCCTGAGCATGGAGCGCATCGTGCAGTTCCTGCTTGCCCGGTGCCGATCCGGCCAGGAAGGGCGGCTCAAGTACGTGATCTACAACCGGCGCATCTGGTCAAAGAGCAACGACTGGGTACAGCAGGCCTACGCGGGATCCAACCCACACGACCATCACGCACACTTCTCCGGGGTCTACACGGCCGCGGCGGAGGGTAATACTTCATCCTGGCACCTTGACGATCTGGAGGAACCCACCATGACCGCTCCCACCCCGCAGCAGAACGCCGACGCCGTAGCCGCTAAGGACATCGACCCCTCGGCCGGCACACACAGTCTGGGTGGTGGCATCTGGACGATCCTGGCCCGGTCGGCCATCCTCAACACCCTGCCCACCCAGCTGGCCGACGTCCGTGACGAACTCGATGCCCGGGTTCAGGACGTGGATGACGAGCTGGACGGCCTGGGTGCCTCGCTGGCCCTCCTGATGGCCCTGGTCGCGGAGGTCACCAACGACCCCGCCGTCCCGGAAGACGGTGGCAACATCTGGTACACCACGATGCGTCAGGCCGTGAAGGACGAACTGGACGCACGCGGGTAACGTTCCCGCCTGCTACCTGTTTCCCGTCACCCGATTGGTGGATCATGAGTGATCATGCGACGCACTACGTCCGGCCCGCGGCGCCGTCGTGGCCCGACAGTGCTCACGGTGGTCAAAGACGTGATCACCTTCGGGTTGGGATGGGCCCTCATCTGGTACCAGGTGCTCAGCGGTCAACCCCCCTCCTGGGAAATCCTGGTCTTCGTGGCCACACTGCTGGGGGTCCCGGGCATGAGCGAGGTGCTGGCCCGGGTGCGCTCTACGGGTGGCTCCGTCTCGGACTCTCCCTCGGCGCCCTCCTCGCCCTCATCCTCATCTCCTTCTGGGGGTGGCGATGACGGACAAGGAGGACACCGGGGAGATCCTGATCGTTCAGCATGACGACCGGCGCTGGTGGCCGGTCGCGGTGAGCGTCGGCACCTCCGTGCTCTCTGCCGTGCTCGCGGCCGCGCTCTGCCTCACCGTGTCATGGCGCAATGCCGAGCGCGGCCGCGACGCTCGGACGGAGCTGATCCGGTCGGTGTGCGCCATTGTGGTGACGCTGGACGACAACTACTCCGACACGCCGCCGGAGACCGAGCTTGGCCGGCGCAACGCGGCCAGCATGGCGCAACTGCGGGTAGCGCTGGGTTGCCCTCCGAGGGGGAAATGAGCATGGCGCCGACCGAAGTGACCGTCACCGGCACCCTCGCCGAAGGTGTCAACCGCGCCATTGGCTTCCGGGCCCCCAACTGGCTGATCGGGCTACCCATCACCCCTCCCCCGGCTGTGCTGGTGACCCCGGAGGAGGACGGCACCTTCTCCGCCACACTGGCCGCCACCGACGATCCCGCCTTCGAGCCTGCTGGCTGGGCGTACCAGGTGACGATCGTCATCGACGGCCAGGTGCAGTACGGCAGTCTTGCCGTACCCGCGGCCACCGTGGGGCAACTCGACCTGGCCACCAACCTGAACACCGACGTGCCTGCGGACGCCGGCCAGGTGAGCTATCTGCTCTCCAGTGCCCGGGGCGCGGCGAACGGGGTGGCCGCGCTGGACAGCGCGGGTGACGTGATCGACGCCGATGGGGTGAAGATCATTGTCGGTGGCGGGGAGCGCCTCACCTCGGGCGAGGCGGTGATGTCCCGCGATCAGGGGATGAGCGAAGTGGGCCTCGACCTGGGTTCGCTGCACCTGAGCTACTTCACCGCCACGAAGACCGAGACGATCAACAACGTGGTCACCGCCTTGCTGGCCAATGTGGCGGCCGGCAACACCACGGCGCGCATCGGCATCTACTCGGTGGACGCGAATGGCGGACTTACGGGATTGCTGGCGAGCACGGCGAATGATACGGCGCTCTGGACGACCGGGAACGGCAACCGGACGAAGGCGCTTCAGGCGGGATGGAGCAAGGTGGCCGGCACTCGGTACGCCATCGGGGCCCTGGTCATCGGTGGGTCGGGTCCGCAGTTGATCGGCATCTTCCCTTCCTCTTCCCTCTCTGCTCTGGCGCCGCGCGCCAATGGCGTAGTTACGGGACAATCGAGTCTGCCGAGTTCGGTGGCCAGCGGATCTATCGCTGACGACTACCGCAAGATCCAATTCATCCTCACCCCGTAGGAGAAGATCGTGAACGACTACCCGACAGACGGCGGCAAGAGTCTCAAGAGCGAGAGTAAGTGGGGGCTGGCCGTCACCTTCGTGCTCTTTGCGGCCGCACAGGGGCTGGTGGACGCGCTCTCTACCGTCGACCTGAACGGCCAGACAGGGTGGTGGGTGTCGCTTGCGAACGCCGGCGTAGCCACGGCAATCGGTACGCTGACGGCGTGGCTCAAGAAGAACCGGTAACCGGGCGCGAGAAGGCCGTCCCCTGCCAGCACTGCTACGCGAAGATCTACAAGTACCGCGGCACGGTGGACTGGTGGATAGCCGATGACGGTACCGAGTCGCGTGTCTGCGATCCGGTGACCCTGACTCTGAAGCACGCTCCCATGCCCGCCATCACGGTAGGCTGACACAAAGAAGCGCCGGGCCCACCTCCATGGGGCCCGGCGCTTCTGTCTGCTCTGTATTCAGCGGATCCGGTACTTCTTAGCCACCTGGCGAACGGCAGAGGCGTGAGCGGCCGAGTCGTCAGCGCCGAAGTTCATCTCCGTGTCCACCGCGTCGCGGTAGTCGGCCAGGACGTTCCTACCGGCCTTCGCGATAATGGCGTAGAGGCGAACAATGTCGTTCTGCTCAGCGGTGAAGCCCTCGATCTTTTCGGCGGTGAAGACGCTCATTTTATCTCCCCTGTTTGCTCCCTGACTGCCTTACGTAGATAGCTTAACCCAAACCAGTTCACCTGTCAACTGGTCCTAGATGAGCCTTTTGTTGACCTTGCCGTTGCGGCATCCCGCGGGGCACTTCTCCGTGACCCACACACTCTTCCCGTTGACGATCTTGTTCACCTGCACGGTGCCCTGACCGTGGCAGTTCTGACAGGCCTCGACTGGCATCTCTTCACCTCCTCTTCTTCGTCTTCAGGTGCCAATGGGGCCCGAGTGCCGGCGCAGACAGGGGGCAAGGATAGAAGGCCTGGTTGACACAGATGGCCATCCTCTGAGCGAGATCTTTGCTGGGAATGGCGACCTTGAAATCACCTCCCCGGCGCATCCTGGCACGCTGCGCACAGCGTGGGAGGGTACTGGCCACCTGCGTAAACTCTTCCATAGTCATCGGTGGAGGCTTCTCCTCTTGAGGCTGTCTCCGTGCCTTCCCGGCGCTATAGATCCACTCCCCATCCAGATGCCAGCCGAAGACTCTTTGCCGGACTTTCGTCCGGGCCGCGTCTTCAAGCGCGATATTCAGCGCCTTGTGCCAGTTGCTCACCTACTGCCTCCATCCTGAAGTCCCGCACCTCCCGGCCGGCGGCAGAGAAAGTGATCGGGGTGCTCGGGTCCATGTCCCTCCGGGCGCACAGCTCCACAAAATCGGCCAGCTCTTGAAGCGTGAACCGGTTGCCGCGGGTGCGGTCAACGGAGATGCGAAAGGAATGCCGGAGGTTCATGAGCCGATGATACCAGTTGAAGGCTCAACTGAAAGCTTTCTGCCGTTGCCGCGGGGTCATCCCCGCCCACACGCCGCCCCACGAGCCGGCCGGCTTCTCTTGCGTTGCCACGTACTGAAGGCAGGCTTCCTGGCTCAGCGGGCATCCGCGGCAGATCTTCTGCATGGCCGGGTAGCCGGACGGCCCGTCGTACGCTGCGTCCACGATCTTCAGCAGCAGCGGCGAGCCCTGACAGTGTGGGTCCTCCATCTTCGGCTGGACACCCTCTATCTTCATCGGCTTGCCGATCTTGACCAGCTTCGCTTGCATCCGTTGCATCCGTTGCCCTATGAGCGCCTTTCCGTGCGGGCAGATACAGAGAATCTTGCGGGGGTTCCCGCGCTTCTCCACCGACCACATGGTGTTGTGCGTCGGCGCCTTGCACGCCGGATCGATGCGCCAGGGGCCACCACCCGGGAGCCCGTAGTGTCCCGGCTTCCAGCTCCGCTGCGTGTAGGAGAGCGGAGGGAGTCCGCGGATCACCCGATCAGCGATGAACTTGCTGTAGGCGGGACAGGCTCCTTGATGGGTGCCGCCCCGGTGCTCGCCGCGGGTGTGGCCGCAGCGGTCACAGATGGCCTTCAGGTTCATCAGATACCTCCGATCAGGGCGAGAATGCCGACAAAGATCATGATCACGTGCAAAAAGGAGACGTTGATCGACCATCCCCAGCGGTCTCGCGTGGCGCGCTGCGCCCTGGCCGAAGCAAGGGAGATGCGCCGGGGGTTCCACAGGTTCTTCTTGTGGTTATAGACCGGCCAGCAGAGCGCGATCCCGAGTGTCTCCACGAAGCCCAGGAGGCGCTTGCTGGCCGGGAGTCGCAGGAAGTAGTGCGAGGGGTCGAGGTCCGCCCACGGCTTCGGCTCTGCTTTGAACCTCCCCCCGCCGTCCAGGTGCGCGCTCTTGCGGAGTTGCATCGCGTTGGTCTCTCCCACGTAGGCGAAGTGCCGGGAGTTGAAGAGGAACGCGAGGAGGGCGAGCCAGGGGCTGTAGCCGAGCATCATCAGCGAGACCAGCGAGATCCCTGTGGCTACGGGAGCGAGCCAGGCGGGGAGGCGTCCGATGAGGCCGGGCCGGCGCGTACGGAAGACGTAGACGCCGGCGCCGCGATAGGTGCTCATGCCCCGAGGCCCGTGGCGATCATGAATGCCCCAGCGAAGACGACGTAGAGCGCGCAGAGCACCTTGACGGTGTCCCCGAGTGTCTTCACTTCGGGCCCAAGAGCTTGAAGGTGTAGAAAATGGCTATCAAGGCGCAGATGACCAGCATGACAGCCGCGATCGGCTGAGCCCCCGGCTGGCAGACCACGACGGTCAGTAGCACGGTTGCAAGAACGTTCACAAACCACACGAACCCGTCTCGTGCTCGATCGGTCTTCACGTAGACCCCCTCTGTAGGAGTACCAGTTTACGAGTGAACTGGTGAGCTGTCAACGCCAGTTCTCCCAGTACGAGGCCAGCGCTTCGGCGTCATACAGGTCAGAGCTCCCGTTCTGGCCGATCGGTTGCGGGAAGCGCTCAGGGTGCCGCTGCTTCTGGTTGTTCAGCCAGGTGCGCGCACCCTGCCGATCCTCCTCGGGCAGGGTCACGATGAACTCCGTGATCGTTGATGATGATGCCTCTGAGCTGGGGAAAGTGTGTGCGTCGACCGTCATCATCATCATTTCCTGTACGTTCAGCGGCCGCACGGGGCCCGAGAAGGCCCAGTTCAGCAGGCGCTCGGAGTGGTGCTTCAGGTCGGGATACGCTGCCTGGAACACCGTTACGTCACTCGCCACCACGTAGCCGAAGCGGCCCGGCTTGCTGCTGATGGCCGGCTTGCGGACAGCGCCTGTCAGCTTCCACTTGGCCACGGGCATGCGGCCGGCTACCGCGAAGGCTCCGAAGTTTGCCCGGGAGCCGATGTTGCGCTCCGCCGTCTCCTGACCAGCCAGGAGGATATGAATCCCCAGCGATCTCCCCTGCGATGAGAGGCGATCCAGCGCGGCCAGCATGGGCGAGGTACGTGGCATGGAAGGCTCTCGGATCTCCGCCCATAGCTCCCGGAGAAGCGTTTGGAGACTGTTCCTCTCCTCGATCATCACCACGATCCTCCGTGGCATGACGTAGCCAGGCTTCTGGGAGGCTCTCCCTCGCGCGCGCAGCTCCTCATCCAGCCATCCGATCGTGTCGTGGATCATCTGCGCCTCGGAGCAGTAGAGCACTCCCGGCTTGCGGTACAGCCAGAGGTGGGAGGAGTACTTCGGATCAAGCACCACCGCTCCACCTCCCCCGCGCATCAACTGCGCTACCACGAAGGCGATCAGCTCGCTCTTGCCGGAGCCACTCCCTCCCGCGATGACCAAATGGGGAGACTCCATGTGGAGATCCCAACGGACGCACCCTCCTGCGGAGTAGCCAAGGAGGGGGTTCTCCGGATCGGCATCTCCGATAGCCATCCCCCAGCTCACCAGCGGGGGAGGTTGTGCAGGCACGAAGAGTTCGAGGTAGGGAGACGCTCCCTCCATGTTGAATCTCCCGTCGATGGCCTCCGAGCCGAGTCTCCCTTGGATCATCTCCAAGAGGTTCTCCCTGTCTCCGTCCGGCATGGGGTGCTTCGGAGGTAGGGAGACCCTCCCTACCGGGCCGGGAGACTTCGCGCCGACCATCTCCCGAGGGACGGAGAGGGAGATGCCATCTCGCGTCTTGAGGAGAGCGAAGATCGCTCCACGGAGAGCGGAGAGATACTCCTTCTCGAAGACTCTCCGGGAGTTCCAGCGGAGAGTCTCCCTCCCCCACCACGTGAGGATGGCGAGGAGGGAGAGCATGGAGAGGGAGAAGATGATCAGCGCCATAGGAACACCCCGGAGATGAGGGAGAGCAGGAGAAGGAGAGGGGGGACGCGGGTCAGCAAGAGACCCCGCTTCCATCCCGGCCAGTAGTTGAAGGGAAGCGTGTACCCGCTCTTCGTGTAGGCCTTCGTGCCGGCCCGCAGGAAGCCCGCATCCGTACGAGCGTGCCCATCCAGGGGCCGGCACGAGAGCAGGCGGTAGAGGAAGCCCAGCCATCCCGCCCGGCCCAGGGCCAGGGGGATGGGGTCCTCCGAGGAGGGGCGCCAGTTGGTGTCCGGCGCGTCGATGTCGATCCAGCCACCGGCGGGCATCAGCTCCACATCTCCCTGTTCCTCGTTCCTCTCCGCTTCGCCTTCGCAGCGATGTCCTGCTCCTTGGCGGAGACGCGGGGAAGAGTCTTCTTCATCTCTTCCCCCTTCTTCTCCGCCAGCAACTCAGCAGCATGGCCGTGCTTGTCCATGAAAATCACGCCTTCACCAACCTCTGTCGCATCGCGGAGACCACCTCTCCGCTGGGGAGCTTTCCTGCCGTGGAGAGGTCCCTCCGCGGGTCTTCGCGGAGGAGCTTCGCCACACGGGAGACGTTCGCGTAGGTGCTCTGACCGATCCCCGTCTCCTTGGCCACGGAGAACGGCTCCCCAGCCACGGCCATCTCCGCTACGCGGGAGACATCCCAGGAGGCACGGGAGGGTCGGGGAGCGGGATATCCGGCGGAGATGGCGGACGCCTCCTCGCGGGAGACAAGGCTCCCTGCGCGCTGAGGAGCCGGGGGTGCGGGAGACAGGGGAGCGGAGATCTCCGCAGCCCACTCCTGGAGACTCTTCATCTCCAACGGGGAAGGCGTGTACTGCTCCTCCGTAGTCATCCACTTCTCCAACACCTCATCCACGGAGACGCTCTCCTTCGTGGAGATGAGCACGAACGCAGCGCCGAACAGGAGGCCGTCCACGGCGAGGGGGCCGAATCCCTGGGCCAGGCCGGGCTCTCCACCGAGGCGCATCAGATCGTGCTGGTGGAGGTACGAGACGAACGCGGCCACCAGGCCAACCGGCGCCACCAGTACGGCGCGCACCCCGTAGTGCTTCCAGCCGGAGCGCCAGGGAGTGCGGGAGAGAATCTCGATGGCCAGGTAGGTGAGTACCGGCCAGATGACGGCGAAGGGCACCCGCAGCGCGAGCGGTACCCCAGTCTCCTTCAGCACGGTGCTGGCCACGTTGGCCGTGATGCTGGCGCTCAATCCGATGCCAAGGGCGATGTACGCCCAGTTGCGGTAGCTCATCGCACACCATCCGCGTGATCGCTGGCGTACTCAGTGGCGTCATTCAAGTCGTCGTACGTCTCGGACCAGTCGCACCCGTTTTTCGGGCCAGGCTTGCCGTGCTTCACACACTTCGCGGTGAGGTCCCCGTCCAGCGGGTCACGGGTGATCTCCACGCTCCGGCCGTCCTTGCCGATCACCATCAGCTTTGCCATAGCCCTGGATTCCTCTCTGTTTGGCCGGAGAGGCAGACCTCGCCCACCCCTCCGGGATGAGACCAGTTTACATGTGAACTGGAAACAGAGCAACCCCCGATCCCTGGCGGAGGATCGGGGGTTGCATAGCGCCGGGGGGCCAGCGCATCTTCAGGTTAGTCCCATTCGGTGACGCTCATGCTCAACCCTCCTCCCGCAGAAACCCCGGGCCGGCGCGCAGCACGCCCGGCCGCTGATTGAGCTGGATGGCCATCTTGCCCGGTGTCACGCACTGGCGAGCCACCCCCTCGATGACCCGCTTGCCGGCCAGGCTCCACGCCTGGTCCACCAGCACGGAGCAGATGGCCTCTGCGGGGAGGCCCTGGCCTTTACTCCATGAATCAACACGGTGTAGCCGATGCATCGCGGGTCTGATGCTGTCATCGCGCCGATCGATCCACCTCTCCAGGCGCTCCACCTTCAGGCCGCGGCTCCACGCCGCGAGCGCCAGGTAGGACAGGAAGGAGTAAGGCACCTTCTCCGAGACGAACAGCCGCGCGATCGCGGCCGCGTCCTCCGCCTGGCCGGGGTAGTCCTCCGGGAGCCGAAACCACACGGCGCCGTCCGTCCAGTGCTTGGCCGGCGTCAGCGCGATCTCCTCGGCGCCGCGAGGCATGGCCTGGACGGCGCGGCCGAATCGTCCCGTGCCGGTTTCGCGATCCTGCGTGTAACCCTTGGAGCAGATGAGCACGTGGTCCGCCCGGAACGGGCCCACCCGGAAGCTCTCCTTGCACAGCCACTGGCCGACCCCGACCGGGAAGAACCCCGGCACCAGGCCGCCCATCTTCGTGATGCAGATGTCGCCCGGCCGCACGTCGGCCAGGGAGTTGATGCCGTTCACAGTTCCACCCTTACCAGCATCCAGTTGGCCTTGCCCGACTCACACCGGTCGCAGCCTTGCTCCTCGATCGGCCCGAACTCAGCGAATTCCTCCGGGCTCCACGTGGTCGTCTCGCCGCAGTCCACGTCGATATAGACGGGGAGCCCACGGATCTTCAGCGAGGTGGTGGGCGGGAAGGTGCTCACTTCTCCCGCCCCTTCTTGCTCTCGTACGTGCTGATGACGCTCACGCCCGGACCGCAGGGATGCCCCGGGGCGCGCTCCACCAGGATTTGCGTCTCGATCGTCTTGCCGTGGTCGATCGAGACGCGCGGGCCGTTCTCAGGATTGCTCTTCGCTGCCACGCTCGTTCCTCTCTGCCTGATGCTCAGCAACCGGGAGCGCGGAGTCACGGTCCATGCCTTCAAACCGCGCTCCCGGAGACTCAACCTCAGCGCGAGAGGGTCACCTCGTACTGCCACGCGCGCTTGATCTTCGGCAGACGCTCCACGGTGAGGGTCATGCCCACCATGTCTTCCACGCTGGTCACGCCAGAGGCACGGATGGCCTCCCGCATGGCGTTCAGCGCCGGTCCACCGGCGGCGTACCAGGCGCGGTCGCCGTTGTCGTCCGCGCCCTTCTCGCCCTTGTAGGAGGTGCTCACCGGGATGATGGTGTCCATGACCGGGTTGCGCCGGCCCCCGTCGGAGTCGGCGGTCGGCTTGCCGTCCTCGCCCCAGTACTTCAGGGCGCCGGGCTTCGGGTTGCCGTTCTCGTCCTCGTCCAGGAAGCGGGACTGACGGTCGTACGGCGCCTTGGTGATGGTGCCCGTGCGAACCGTCCCGGCGTCGTGCGCCCCCACGAACAGCGAGGGATAGGACTGCCCCCCCTGATCGAAGAGCTGGCTGGTTGCCGACTGGGCGGGAGCGACCTGCGAGCTCTGCTGGCCGTTGCTCTTGGCGGCCTCAGCGAATGCGTTCGTCATGCTTCTCTTCTCTCTCTTCTACCGGTGATAGGTGAGGGGCGATGCTACGTGTCCGGAGTATGCGGTAGCCACATCGCCTCTCGTGCCTCATCCAGGAGTCGAACCTGGCTACCTCTCCCGTAGATCTCCAGGAGTGCTCATCCACTGAGCTAATGAGGCTTGCTGGCAGCTTTCGCTAAAGGCGTCGGACTACTCCGATGCAGTGTCAACCACCGCTACCACGCGCCTGGGGTTCTCTGGGCATCCCCAGCTCACCTTTTACGTTCCCCGATGTCTCGGAGGTGGGCCCCGTGCCTCATGGGGGTCACGATCCCCCGCCCCTGATTCAGGTGCGTCCGTGCTGAGGCTGTCCGTACCTTACCGGCCCCATTCCTTGCGCTGCTTGCGCTCTGCGCGCGGGGCTCGCTTCGTCGCACCCCCTTGGCCGGAGTACATCCGCTGCTCCTTCGTTAGCTCCGAGAGCAGCACGGGCCGACCGTTCTTCATCATCGGTTGCATGCCGCCGCGAGTGGGCTCATAGGCGATGCCGTCACTCTTGCCGCGGAACTTGTCGAACATCCCCATGTCATGACCTCCCTGGACGGTTGACGTTGCCCTTCTGGTGCGCCTCGCGCACGATCGCCCGTTCCTTCGGGCTACTGGCTGTCTGCATCTGCCCCACTCGCTTCGCCGTGTCCGCCCCGAGGGCGAGACAGAGGAGCAGATGATTCCTGTCAGCCACGACGCCGGTCCTTCAGGTCCGCCATCGTGATCTCGCCGGGCCGCGTGGACTGGTTGGCATCGGCAAGGCGGTCGCGGGACTGCTGGCGCTTGATCTCGGCCGCGCTCTGGACCTTCTCGTCACCCCGCCCGAACTGGCTCATATTGATCTCCGTTTCACAGTGGGGACACTTCACGTGCGCTGCCAGGATTCGCACCTGGGTTACCCCGCCCTGCGGGGGGTTCTCTCTTGAACTACAGCGCCACTCCCCTGCCAGGGGGAGCCTCACCAACCGGCTGAGCGCTTCTAGGGGAGGGATTCTGAGTCCGACCCTGCGGGACTGGCATCCCGCTTCCACGCAATCACCTTCGGCGAACCGTGCCCCGTGCCGGAATTGAACCGGCCTACCGGCCTTGCGGGCCTGACCTCACCAGCAGTCGTACGGGACGTGCACTGGCCTAACCCCTCACCAGCACGAGCGAGTAACTAACACTCTGCCGTAGCGGTTGCTCCGCCATGGTGGCCGGTCCCGCTACCTCGCTCTTCCCTGTTGCACCCTGAACTCTACCCCATCCAGTTCAGGTGTCAACTGGTTGCTTCAAGATCTTTTGACCTCGGTCCGGGTGGCCGTCTCCACGATCCTGCGGGTGGTCGTCTCCACCGTGATCCGGACCGAGGCCGGACGCTTGCCGGTACGCCGCTCGACCTCATCCGCGCCACGCTCAGCCAGCGCCTTAAGCTCCTCCGAGTTCACGGCCGCCTCCCCACTGCATCGCCCTCTCGTGCGCCTCCTTGGCCTTGCCGATGCTCCTGAGCTCGATGGCCTCCTTCGCGTTCAGGCACACCCGCCAGCCGTACTCCAGGTCGCAGCGCTCCAGGGTGGCCGGCGAGCCATCGGAGGGCACGTGCATCACCGCGGCTTCGGTCTGATCGACGTAGTAGATCGGAAGAGCACACGTCTGAACTCCAGTCACCGGCTATGATCTCGTATGCCGTCTTCTGCTTGAAAAAA